AAGTCGTTAGACTGGATATAGGACTCCATAGGGAGTCCATCATCGTCTATGCCGTCTTCATGGTTTAGCAGAGTCCCGATCTGGGTATCAAAGTCTGTATGCACAGCTTGCGGATGATCTCTCAAAGGAGAGTCCAGCCATGCAGTCCTCTCTATGTTTCCGTAGTACCAGATCTTTTCAAGATGGTTGTAGATAACGTACTTGTTGTTTGTCTGACTGTTTAAACTTGGATACATCCACCAGACTTCATTAAAGCCTTCATTAGTGCCTGAGATAATTTGCTCGGCTTGATCAAAGTTCATGTCATTAAAGACATAGTTTCTTAATGTCGTTGGCAATGTATCTACCCGACCTGAGTAAGAATAGAACTTATCTCTACCCATCCAGTAGGTAATGTTGTTAACAGTGGCTACGCCTCTACCACTGAGTATTGATATGTTGTCTGCGTATTCCTGCAGAGCAAATACGTCTGTAGTCCCAGTAAACTGCAGGGTATATAGATGGGTGTCAGTAAAGACCAAGATTTCCTGCCTTGTTGCTACTGCCCTTATGATTCTAGATCCTCTAGATACAGCCAAGAATCCAGCAGAGGTTGAGGCACTAACGAGCCAATTGGAAGGCTCATTTTGATTAGCCCATCTTATTAACAGAGGATTGAATTTCTCTGCGGTTGTTTCGCCATACTCTGTTGCCCCAAACGCAATTAGATGCTTGTCATTCTGAGAGATAAGAATCTGCATTGCTTGGAACGGACACAAGGTAGGGTCAAAGCCATTGGCTGTTGCTACTTCCTGTAAAGATATTGCCCTCTCTGCTAAAGACAAATCAGCATCTGGGTCGCCCCCTCTTTCCCAGTAATAAATGCCCTCGTTGCGGATATTCATAACTAGGTCATTATTGAAGTTATCAAACCACCAGTCTCTTTGTGGCAGAGCAATTGGGTTAATTGCTCCAGACCCCCACCCCCCACGACTCCAGCCCTCTACCCCCCACCCATACCCGTATGTCCCGCCAATGTCGCCAACATCTATCTCATAACTTCCAACGGTAGCCGCTCCTTGGGCTGACTGAATTCCTGTGCCTGTTGTGGTGATGTTTATAGCTGCACCACCAAGAGTTAAAGAGAGTTCGCAGGTTAAGCCAACCGGAGTTATCACATAATACTTTGTGTTAATGACCAGAGGATTTGGCAGGGCAGAGGTTGTGCTTACATACAGAACATTATTAAGAACCGGCGTGTATGTAGTGAATGTAATAACGTCTGATACATTGGCGGTGAAGATGTTGGTTGATGCGTCTACAGAGGTTGCCAAAACAGGCAGACCTGTTGTTGGGCTTTTGGCTTCGATAGTGTACTGAGTGCCGCTAACAACTGTAGCAATCTTGTAATTCTGATTCAGGACTGCTGCCGTTATACTCCCCCCAAGACCCAGCGCTCCGCTGAAGGTCACATAGTTTCCAGCGGTAGCGGAAACCCCAGAATCCGTAACGGTGATGGTGGCTGACCCAGCGGTTGCTGAAAAGGTTACGTCTCCAGCAGCAGATATATCCGCATACGGGGTGATATCAGAAAGGTTACCACCTGCCTCAATATAGACCTTTGCATTGGTCCCAAGACCAAGGAAGTTGTCAGAGAATGTGGTGATCCAGCCCCACATCTGACGGCAGGTTCCTATCAGGGTATTGGGGGTGTATTCTTTCCACCCACCTAGCTTCTGTGGATAGCCTGAGTAGAAGCGTACCTTATCACCATCCCACCAGCCGCCTTCGCCGGTGTAATTGGTCTGATCTCGGACGACTCCCGGTCTGAACTGCAGTCTCTGGAATGCCATTATGCGTATAATCCCGGTAGGTATACGGTCTTAATATCCTTCCTGACCGCAGTTAATGCTTGGTTTATCAAGCGTTCTGGATTGTATGATACATGAACCCAGCCGCTATCAGGGATACCTCTTGTGTAGAACTCCAAGATGACTTGTGTGAACTTAAAGTTTTGAGAGATATACGAGGCAAGATCATAATTAGCCATTCCCGGTATCTCTAAATCTGCAGCACATCCAGTCATATGGTCAGAGGTCTTAGAGCCGCCTGTAGCCTCGTTAACAGCCTTGCATCTGTAACCGCTATTAATCTTAACTCTGCCAAACTTATCTCTAATCGGCTGCAATATCTTCTCGCATAGAACCCGTAGATTCTCTATCTCTGCCTTGGTTGGGATGTTAGGAATGTTTAAACGAAGGGCAGTCTCGCTCTTGACAAGCTCTTCTAGGGTGAAGTTCTTGGAGAGGTTCATTCTACTAATGCCTGCTTTCTAACCCAGTCTTGCAACGCCTCTAGCGTTGCTGAGTTCTGGTTGCACGAACTGTAATTGGCTGAGATGGTATCGGCAAGAGTTTCAACGGAGACTGCATCAGCAGTTCCGGTGGCTTTGGAAAAGGGGTCTGCTGCGGCATCGTGGAACAGCCTGAAATCACCAGACAGAGAAGTAGTAGGAATTTTGGCATTTGTCAGTACCTCGCGTGACTTGGTTTGTATCTTTGCTACCGTATTTACATACTCTGTGGTCACTTGGTCTGAAATAACGACCTGTTCCTTGATAGCTGCGATGGTGTGTACCTGTGAGTCGATTACAGCCTGCTGGCACGAACTTACGCCTATTTTGTTACCCAAGTATAGACCACTGCCGAATATCGTCACAGCGACGATTGTAGCGATGGTGATTTTAGTAGCCAAGGGAAGCGCCAGCAGAAACATCTTATTATTCCCTATTGATTAGAGCAATCTTTTCCTGCCCTCTGCTGTGCGCTGAAATTCCGATTATTGCTCCAAAACTTATATGAAATACCCCTGCCCCTTGCAGGGTTAGGGGAGTCCATTGCTCAGGATGAAGCGTCATCCATAATACTGGAAAGACAGCAAAGTCCAGTATGCATATCAGAAGGTACAGCCATGCAGCGGATGGTCTCCACCGCGTAACAAACCAGCTTACGTTATTAGCCAAACCAGAAAGCCGATAATCAGTATCACTGTCATGCTTCTCTTAGATCTTTTAATTAGGTCCAGAAAGTTATCCGCAACAGGGTCAGCCTTGATAATAACCTCATCAACCTTGCCCACTACCTTCTTAGCTTTGTCTTTAATGGTCATATATCACCCAAATTACCAGAGAATCATTATTAATATTCCTGCGGCAGTACCTAGCCCCCAGAAGATCAAGTCTAAACGGCTACCCTGCCCAAAGTCATACCATGCCCTATCCTGATCGTATCTTTGATAAATCTCCCGCACTAATCCAGTCACGGCGCTAATGATAGCAGCCATCCAGAGTGATGTGATGAATGAGAATCCAATGACTAGAACTAGAGCAACAATGAAATGTGCCGGTTGATCTATGAACTCTTTGTTGATTGTCATGCTTCAAGTGCTGCAATGCGTACTGCTTGTGCATCTACAATTGCTTTAAGTTCTTGTATCGCGGCTGTGAGGGTAGCAACTAGGAATGAAGTATCTATGCCTTGTGACTTGATTGAGCCATCTTCATTGACTGCGTCCTTCTCGCCAGTTACACAATCAGGGACTACCTCTGCTAATTCGTGAGCAATGAAGCCTTGACCATCAGAACCATCGGCTTTCCAAGAGTAGGTTACTGGCTTGAGTTGTGACACAGTTGCTAATGCACCAACCATAGGAGCAATGTTTTCTTTTAGGCGGTAGTCTGATGAGGTTGAGTAGGTTGTTGCTGACCCGCTTGTAGAAATTGAACCAACAACTCCGTTACCATTTGAAAACCGCATCTGGACTTGACCTGTTGTGGCAGATGTAAGTAACGAAACTCCCGCATAAGTGTCTGACGGAAATGTAACGCAAAAAAATCCGCTAGCGTGACTAGCCGCAGTCCCCACCAGCAATCTACCGATGGAGTCGATACGCATACGTTCTGTGTTGTTTGGCTGGAAAACCAACGGGAAAACGCCGTCAGTACCAATGTAGCCGTGCGATGTGCCGGAAGTTCCCAACTGCACGCTTGAGCCGCCAACGCCGCCGTTATCTATATAAATTCTTGCGTTTGTTGCAGCCATGTAAATGCTGCCACGCACATCTAGCTTAACAGTAGGACTAGCAGTACCAATCCCCACATTACCGCTAGCATCTTTTACCAATCCACCAGCACCAACATTCAGTGTGTCTGTAGTTGCATCGCCTAAGATAGTGTTACCAGTTACCGTCTCAGCAGGTGTAGTAATTCCCGTATCGCCATTAATAATTACCGACATATTATTCTCCTTGTAGCCAAACTTCTGTTGGCGGTGTAGCCCAGACCACTTCACCAGCACTATGTTTTATCTTCATGCCTTGTCACCAAAGTTAGGTCTAGGCAGAGTAGGATGTTCCCACTTAGCTATGTAGTCACCTTTACCGTCTGAGTCGTTTTGTAGGGTGATGACTGTCATAAAGTCTTGTTGTGTTAGCTCAGGATATAGAGCAATTACTTGTTCGTATAACATTATGCGCTCCTTACCATTGCGCCTGAAAATGAAGAATCAAAAGTAGTTGCTGTGCTTACAGAGCCGCCATTTGTAAATACATAAACTTCAACATAATCAGTAGTTCCATTAAATTGCACAATAGTATTTGCTGTAATCCCCATATTTGCAGAAGAAGCTGTTAAAAGCCTTTGTCCTCTATATAATTCAGAACCATTTTTATATATAGAAATCCAATTTGAAGCTGCTCCTCCTGAAGCGTAAGAAACAACAGCATTAATTTGATAATACCCAGCAACAGTAGGAGTAAATCTTGACGATGAGTAATTGGAATTAGTATCAAAAACTACTGTGCCAAAAACTATTTTTGTAGAAGCAGAATTTGTTAATGTTGTTGCTGAATTTGCATAAGCACTAAACGCTGGAGCAGCAGTTGCAGCAACAGTTATAGTAGCTCCAGTAATAGTAGGCGCTGTCAAAGTCTTATTCGTCAGCGTATCAGTCGTGGCTTTCCCGATTAGGGTGTCGGTTCCAGTTGGAAGTGTTAAAACTCCTGACCCTGCTGCCGATGGTGCAGCTATTGAAATGGCGCCAGAAACATCTCCTGCGACAGAAATACTCGACATATTATTCTCCTAGTTTGCTTTGTTCTACTTGTTCGTTTAATTTATTAATTGTCATAAGCTCAATGGAACGAGCAAACTCTAACATTCCGTTGTTATCTCCAGACTTGTATTCTTCAATGATTTCTTCATCAGTTAGAACACGATGTTTTGACTCAAAACTTGGCATTATTTATGCTCCTAGTTTGCTTTGTTCTACTTGCGCTTTGTACGCAGCAATAACTTCTGGTGTCCAAGCAGCATTACAGATAGCAGCAACATTGGTTGGCTGGTCTGTTAGGTCTTGACCCGGAGTAAGACTTGAACGGTGATAAGTTTGGCTTAATTGTTTGCCATCTTCCATGATGCGTGTAGCTTCACGATATAGCACGATGCCGTTCTCAGTCACGGTGATTTGGTCGATTACTTTTTCTTTTGTGATTGCCATGATGTTTTCCTTAATTAATTAAGCGGATGGATAAACAGCCATACCCATAAATCGTGTGTTGTTGGCTATATCTGCTGTCGCAAGACTAGATAATGTTGCTGAGGCAGTAGTAGCGCCATATAAGACTGCGGATGTTGTACTGTTTGGAAAATGCCCTGCAATATAAACCCAAGTCGTTGCCATACTCTCCCAATAAGCTATTGACGCTATTGCATTTGCATCCTGACCAGAAACTAAAAAAGGAAAGCCTCCAATAGATGCAATAGAAGTAATTGTTCCTTTGGCAGATAAAGTAACATCAAAGTTGGCATAAACAAAACCGCCTATTTTTCTGTAAACTCCTGTTTGAGAAGAATAAGCTTGCCCACTCACACCACCAATTCCAATAATAGTAGGCGTCCAAGTACCTTCCTCATAATCATCCAGAGTATTGGCATCTGAACTAGCACTTTGTGTTGCTGGGAATGTTATGCCTGAGCCTGATGCACTTGGAGTTGCATTACCTACACCAATTGTAGTGGCAAACTTTCCTGTGCCAGTAAACGTACTAGCTCCACTAGAGCTTAGAGTACCAGTTACAGCCACACCCGCGCTTGTCACAGCAACTATAGTAGTTGCACCTGAGAGTAATGAGAGATTTCCTGAAGCGTCTGCTGTGGTGATTACACCCCCACCCCCCGTTGTCACTGCCGCAATAGTTGAAGCCATTTATATCTCCTTGTACCCTTAGTTAGTCACGCCCTATTGCAGCTACCTTAGTTGTGTTTAGTAGAAGCTGTTGACTAGACTCATTAGCCTTAACCATCTCATTCCTGAATGACTCTACTGCAGCACCAGTCTGCCTTTGTTGTTGGCTATTCTCAATTAACAGCATTGGAAGCCAAGTGATGGCGCATGCCCATTCATCTACATCTTTACCTGTGTTTGGGTTAGTACCCCTGACTTGAGTAAACCATGAACACTTCAAGCCAACACAGTCTTCTTTTATTAATGGACAAAAGTTACCGGCTTTAATTTCCATGCCTATACGCCCACAAGAATCCCTACAGGAATCTCCGTAGCTAATTTAACAGCAGCCTCATGCGCCGCACAAGCATCGGTAGCCCACTGTGGGAGGGCGGTTATACCCTCATTTAACCTGCCATCGTTGTACTCTACCCAGCCCTTGCCGTCATTCCATTGTAGCGCGTGGGCATACTCAGGAACCCCAATTAAAGTAAGTTTTCCAAAACCAAGACCATCAATTACAACTACTCTATCCTCTACAACAATCGAAAGTTTCATATTTACCCCAGCCAAGTTATTATTGAAAAACGCGCTCCACTTTTTACTTTTAATATTTCATGTGGGTACATAAAATTAGCAGGGAACATTAAAACACTTCCTTTCTCTGGGGCTATTATAGATTCCCCTCCCCAAAACGAGAACTCCCCACCAGTAAACTCGTCATTTAACAAAATTGAACATGACAAAACCCTTCCTAACCCAGTAGTGTCATCCATGTGATTACCAATGCTCTGCCCTTCGTTATAACGAAGCAGAGTATATCCCTCGTCAGTAGAGGCTGTTGTCTCAAAAACTTTGTTATACTTTAGAAGGCAGGCTCCAACCACATTAAATATCTTTGAGTCTAGCTCACTTGCAGGCATCCTAATTTCGTTGCAGGTTCTAACCCCTTGTGCTTTGGAGTGAAAGTAGCACTCTTTCCACAAATCAGACTCTCTATACAAGTTAACTATCTCGTCACAAACAGAAGGGGTTGCTGCGCTGGGGAACATTATTATTGCTTGCTCTAGCTTAGTGTCCTTATGTTTGTTGTTTAACACAATTAATTCTTGCTACAGAGGATCACATCAACATACTGAACCGCCAAGTTTATAGCTGTACCTGAGAATGGATGGGTATGCCCCCCACTTCCCCCGCGATTACCTGTAACTATAGAGTCACTCGTTCCCGCAGCAGACCCACCGGGACCGCCAACAGGACCGAACACCCCGTGATTATGAGATGGCATTTCCGCTTCTGATAGTGTATGTGACTGAACGCTCCCGGCAACTGCCTGACTAGCAAATGCCGTTGTAAAAGCTACCGTACCTCCAGCAACTCCCCCGCTACCAGAAACAACCCTTAGCGCCTTATCATTTTGAGTGGTTAGCTTAGTCCAGCCTGTTGGGGCATTAGTATTGAAAAAGGGGATAACTGTACCTGATGCAAAAATAGCTGAATTAGCCGCTGAGGTCCAAGTAGTACCGTTAGAGGTCAGTACATTGCCAGATGTGCTAGGGGCTACAGCCAGCAATGGGGAAGTTCCGTTACCTATCAACACGCTGTTTAAAGTCAGAGAGGATGATCCCGTACCCCCATCAGCTACAGCCAGATCAGTAATGCCTGTAATTGTCCCGCCAGTTATTGTGGCAGAGTTAGTGGTCATTGATGTTAAGGTTGCGGTTCCAGCAGAAATAGACACCGCATTAGAATTCTGAACAGCCATGCTGCCAAGACCTAATGATGTCCTGACTGTAGCTCCTGATTCAGCTACCCAGTTGGTCCCGTCCCCAACTATGAAATTGCCATCTGTTTTAGCTAATCCAGATATGTCTTGAAGACCAGCATTGTATGCTTGAACGTCTGTTCCTATGGCTAGACCGAGACTCGTTCTAGCTGCGCTTGCACTCGTTGCGTTGGTTCCGCCAGATGCAATTGGCACTGGGTTAGTAAAGGTTATTGTCCCAATCTCTGCGGACGTAAGGTAATTAAGCTGCTCTATTACATTAGTCCCATCTACATACAGCAGAGCTTTTTTGCCATTAGGAATGGTTATCCCTGTGCCGCCTGATGTCTTTACCCTAATGCTCTGACTTCCGGCTGTATCATTGTGGACAACGTAAGTCTTCTCTATTGTTGGGACTATTAAGTCTCTAGTCGCAGTAAGGGTTGTAGACATGTCAGTGTCAACGTACAAGAATAAGTTTCTTGCGTCCTGACTGGAGTTTGATTCAGTGAGAGTAATGGTCTTATTCGCATCGCTGGTGTACTCAACTACACCGCGACCAACAATAGCCTGCTCTAGTCCATTCTCAAAGTTACTATTTGTAGTAACTCCCCATTCGTTAACCTGTTCACCAGTAGCAACCAGTTCAATTTTTAGATTTGGTGTGTAACTACTTGCCATGATTTATCCTTTATTTATAAGACAACCCAACGCTGCCCTGAAGTTATTGTGACTACAACACCGCCATTCACAGTAATTGGACCCACTGAGCAAGCATTGTACCCAGCCTCAATGGTATAACTTGTTGCTACAGTATTTGCGTTAAGCACTAACCCATTAGCGGCTATTGGTGCAGTTACTGCCAGTTCACCTGTTGATGGTTTGTATAGTAGCTTGGCATCGGATGTGTATAAGTTTGCTATTACACCGGTTGTTCCAGTGGCAAAGACTGGGTATATATAAGAAGCTGTAGCCGTATCATTAGACAGAGATGCTGAGGTTGCTGTTGATGACAAAGTACCTGTAACTAAAGACAACCCAGTTCCTACCGTGATTTCCTCTGCCGCCCCTGTTGATGCCGTAGTCCTGCCCAGTAGCCTAGCTGTAGCCATTGTAAGACCGTTAGCTGAAGCATATGCACTAGGAGCTACATAGTCTGTTGCCGCCACTGCTATAGTCAGCGCACCAGTTGTGGTTGTACTCTTTAGTATGCCAGTAGCTAATGCTGAAGTACCATCAGAGTAATCAGTGCCACTTGTTCCAGCACTTACAACCCCAGATACAGAACTACCCTTCAGCATGCCTGTTACTGTTGTTGTTAAGGTTATAGCCGGAGTAGATGTAGCCGTAGCTACAGTGCCAGCAAAGCCGTTGTTTGTTACTACTGATACTGAAGTTACTGTACCGGGAACTGCTGCAGTATTCCCATTTAGCTTCTGTATTGCCTGAAGAATAGTATCTGTAGCCGCTACTGTACCCGCCCCTGATGTGTATCCAGTTAAGACCTTGCCTATAACCGCTGAGTTGGTTAGGGTGGCAGCGTTGCCTACAGAGGTAGCTTCACCCGTTAGGTTAGCGTTGGTTGTCACGGTTCCGGCAGTTAGTCCTGCCGCCGTTCCAGTTATGCTAGTGCCTACTAACGCACTTGGAGTGCCTAGATCTGGGGTTACTAGAGCAGGAGACGTTGCTCTTACAAAGACCCCAGTACCTGTTCCTGTGTATTCAGCAGAGGTAGAGTGAAAATACTCTGTAGCGGCTCCGCCCTGCAATCCAGCCAAGTCATTGTGTAGGTTAGCCAGAGGTGTATTAACGTGGGTATTTCTATCTTCGCCATTGTAGGTAAGCGATATAGTCCTAGTGGCATCTGAAGTAACAAACCCAAGAATACCCATCTTTGTTGCAGTAGTAACTACAGTTGATGGCTGAGTTGTAATTACCCCAAAGTCAGTGTAGTTAGGGGATATAGATGTTATTTCTGGGGTAGTAATTCCAAATAGTTTTTTCCATACAGTACCAGCAACTGCTGATTCATTGGTATACCCACTAGGTGTGGTAATAGTTACTACCGTGTCAGAGATTCTAGCTGTTATCTGATATAGACCTTGGGGGGTTTGTAAGTATGATGCAGTTGTATTTGTAGCAGAAGCATCTATCACCGAAGTAGCAAAGGGCGTTCCTGATGATGCTGTAGCTGTGCGGCTTGATCCTGTTCCTGTGGTAGTTACAGTGCCAACTACAAAAGGAGTGGCTGTATATATCTGTCTAGTAATGGTTGTAACAGAATTGCCAGCAGTGCTGTCTACACCAGCCCATATTGTGAAGTCATATATCCCGGCATCAAATAGAAGTCTATTCAGCGCAACAGTGACAAAAGCAGAGAAAAGCACCGTGTTATTAACTGCCGTGCCTGTAATGACCTGCTCTGCCGTTGTTACTGGGATGGATGCAAAGGTAAGAATGGCTACATCGTTGTTAGCTCCTGCCGCAGTTATGACTGGAGTGGCATTATAAAACACAACCCCTGTTCCCGCTGATGCTGAATTTGGCGGGACATTAACCCAAGCTGTGCCGTTATACCCAAGCAACTCATTAACCAGCGGAGTGCCAATTGACACATCAGATAGATTCTCTAATGGAATAGCTATGGCAGCAGAGCCATCAAATGATACCCCTGCTATATTCCTTGCTGTTGCTAGTACTGTTGCGGCTCCTGCTGTAAGACCTGCTGCAGTGCCAGTTATGTTTGTACCTGTAAAGGCTACTGGAGTACCCAATGCAGTTGCATTGCCTGATGCGTCCAGATTGACTGACTTCTCTGAAGGGTAAGTAACGAATACATCTTTGGTCCCAGCGGCAAATATTAGCGCTGTTGGCTCTGTTGCTGAACTGTTAGATAGAACTGTAGTACGGGCTAGTGTAGTACCGGAAGACGTATAGGTTCCAATGCCTACTTCCCACTCATTAGTACCTTGTCCTGCGATACAGTAGTAGGTGGTATTTCCATCGCCAATTACAGCAAAGGACTGAAAGCCAGCAGCAGCCCCAGCAAGTGTGAATGTGCCATTACCTGCGGTGGTGGAAGTCTCTTTTACTCTGTCAGCTAAGATGAGTGCCATATGTCCCTATTATGGTTGAGTTTTAATCACTTGCCAACCACCTGTATCTGAAGTATTTATTGTACTCCAAGTGGTAGATTCTGAGGTATTAATTACCTCCCAGAGAGGGCTTCCTGCAAGGGAATCTGAAGCCTGAGCAAGCTCATTAATTGAGGTTATAAAATTAGCAGCAGTAGACGTAGCTGAAGAAGCGCTAATCAACTCCTGTATGCTTGAATGGAACTCTGCCATGCTCTCAACAGCATCAGAAGCAGAAGCCCCTTCACTAACAAAACTATTTAGGTAGACTAACGCCCCTACAACCTCAGATGCAGTAGCAGATTCTGCAATACTTCGGGGCAAGATGAGAGCCGCGTTTACTTGGTCAGCCCCTGTAGCACTCTCTTGTACGTTGACTGCAAACGTCTCTACTGACGATACTTGGTCAGATGCTGTTACCTGCTCTATTACAGAAACTCCAAATGTGGCTTGAGTAGCTATAACATCAGAAGCAGAGACAGCCTCTATAACAGCAGAGTTCATCTCAGCTAGAGCCGCCACTACATCAGCGCCAGTTACTGACTCTAAGATAACGCTGTTTAATTCTACTGACGAGGAAACCTGATCTTCTGCGGTAGCAGACTCTTGTATGGCAGAAGCAAACGCTTGAATTGCAGACACTTGGTCAGAAGCTGTAGCAGAATCAGATAGAGCTGAGTTGAAAGTAGCCCCTGCTGCTATCGTATCCGCTGCAAAAGCAAGCTCAATTAACGCCGCATCAACTGGACGAAATCCGTTAACAGAGTCTAACGCAGAGGCTGACTCACTAACTTCAGAGTTTAGAAAAGCTCCTGCTAGTGACGCAAATGGTGCAGCCGCAAATGATGAGATTCCAAACACATTACGCTTCGGTCAAAGCAGCTTCTGGGAACCAGCGGTTTTGCTTAGCGCCATCAGCATCAGTCCACTCTACGTTGTAGAAGAAATCCCCGTCTTCAGTCATACGCAGCGCTTGTACTGGACCTTGAGGGACGGTTGTTTGAACTTTTACGTTCTGACCTTTAGTAAATTTCGTTGCCATTTTTACATCTCCTTATGCAGCATCAAGGCTGAATGTGTAGGTAACACTCAAAGTATCGCCAGCAACTACAGCGCGATCACCGGG